GGCGTTGTTGAATGCCTGCTTGCCCATGGGGGTCTGGTGCACAAATTTGAGATTGCCCTGCATCGGCACGGGAACATCTCGCACAGCGTCATAGAGCGGGCCGGCGGCGGCCTGCTGATCGGCTGCAATCTTCGCCTTGAGCGCGTCAATGTCGGGAGCTTGCCCGATCGTCTGCGCCACGTCGTTGGTGACGCGCGCGGTAGAATTGGCGCCGCGCGCGGCAATCGCGTCGCGGATGGCGGTCTGCCCCGCACCGGGCACGGATGCGACCGCTCCGGCCTGCCGCTGGAGGTTCGGGCCAAGGTCCATGACCATGGCGTCAGGACCGAGCGCTGAAAGCTGCTGATTGACTGTCGCCGGATCGATCTTATCGTCACGCATGGCGCGCGCGAGGTTCTGCGCTTCCTTGGGGATGGCCTGCCCAGTCGCCCGCGACAGGACAGACGAAACCCCTCGCTCGACGGCAGGCAGGGCGCCCCCAAGCACGCCACCAAGGGCGGCGTTCGTCAGCACATCGCGGGCGTCACCCCCTCTAACAGCGGTGTCTGCGCCGCCAATAGCAGCTCCCGACATTCCTCCTGCAATGATGCGAGCCGGAAGGCTTCCGACCATCCCAAGGCCGCGCGCCGCGAGGCCGCCGACAAAGGGCAATTCTGGTGCCAGCATGAAGGGCGCAACCGCCCCAGTGACGCCGCCGATGGTAGAGGCGACGGGGTTCTGCTGAACCTGGGCCTGATCGGTCGCCGCCACATCTTGAGGCGAACGACCCTGCACAAGCGCCTTGAAGCGCTCTAGCCCGCTCAGGATGCTCGGGCCGGCAATCGGGATAGAATTGACGCCGCTGGTAAAGCCAGCCGATAGCTGATCGCTGATCTGCTGCGGCAACGATGGTGCAGGAGGAGGAGACGCTGGCGACGCAGCAGGAGCGCTCTGCATACCGAGCGACGTAGCTATCTCGTCAACCGCCTTCTGCTGATCGGCCGGCGACAGGTTGCGAAAGCTGTCGTCCACTGTCACAGACTTGTTGCCGATGGTCAGCGTGGCCATCAGTTAAGGCTCCACGAAATGCCGTTTGAGGTCTTGCCGGTGACGGGCTTCTTGCCGCCGTTGAGGATCGACTGCTCGGTCGCCTGAATGCCCGAGAGCGCCTGCTTGGCCCAAGCGATGGTATCGGGGTCCTTGGTTCCGTTCGCGAGCGTCAGAACGTCATTGGCAAAGCGGTCTAGCTTGTTGACGGCAGTCTGCGGATCATCCCCAATCGCCGGCAGATAAGCCTCCACCTTGCGCGCCCATTCGTCCTTGTTGATGTTGGCGCCCGACGCGAAGTAGAGCAGGTTCACCATGTCATTGGACATAGCGTCCTTGGCCTGCTTATAGGCCGGGTCTTGAGCTGCACGGGCCAAGCCAGTCGGATCAACGCTGGAGAGTTTCTGAAGCAACTGATCTTTCGTGTTCATCAGCGCCGGATAGCCCTGAATGACACGCTGAAGGTCCGGCGTTGCGCTGTTGGCGAGGAAATTGGTGCGCTGCTGTGACTCGTTGAAGGGCTGCGTGCCAGCGATGATGCCCGGGCCACGAACGGGAGGCGCTGCCGGATTGATCGTCGGGAACGCGCCCTGCGGCGCGGCCGCCATTGAGCCGATCGGCGCCACGTCGGACCCTTGCGGTGCGAACGCTGCCGGTGTGGCGCTCGGAACTGGTGCCACCGCAGATGCTCCGCTGCCGGGCGCAACCGCAGCACTCGTCGGAGCCCACGCCTGCGGGATATTGGGTTGCATCATACCCTGCGGCGTCATCGTCGGTTCGGTGACGATGGACCATGCGGCGGCATACTGCGGTGTAGAGCGGGCCTGCGGATCGCCCTGACCGCGAAGGATGGTGTTCCATGCCTGCGACTTGAGGTCATTGCCCGCGAATCCAGCGCCGGGGCTGGAGACCAAATCGCCTTTGCCGTTGATGACGCTGGAGCCATTCGGCACGACGGTCTGCTTGTTGATCAGATTGAAGATGTCCGACCCACTGATCGCGCCGGCCTCAATCGCATCGGCATATTCGCCATAGCCGTTGTCGCGTGCCCATTTCGCCGTGGCGTTGCGCTGCTGCGCCTGGAGCCCGAGTTGGTAGTTCTGCAGATTGCGTGCGCGATCAGCCTCGACGCCAGATTGAAGCGCCGGCCCGATATTGCCGAGATTGCCGGAAAGAAGAGCGCCGCCGAGCCCGAGCAGCGCGCCATAGTGCTGGCCAAGCCCGTTGTCGATGTTGCTGAGCGCGCCGCCCCACGAACTCGGGTCATACCATGCCGTTGGCGCGGCCGGAGTAGTGGCCCACGGCGACTGAGCGAAAGCAAGACCGGCTGCGAGCGGAGAAGCCATCGTGTTGTCCTTACTTCAACGCGCCATAGATGCCGGCGCCCGTCGCCAAAGTTCCTAACCCGAGCTGCCACCACGGGACTTGCGTCGAGCTTGTGCTCGTCTGCCCTGCCGTTGCAGCATTGCCCGCTGCGGCGCTCGTAATGCCCTGCAACCACGACAGCGGCGCGGTCGTCTGCCGGTTGTAGAGGTCGGCCTGACCGGAAAGAATGCCCTGTGCGTTCTGGTCCTGTGCGGAGCCGACGCCGGCCTGAATTTCGGCGGGGAGTTGCGCGGCCTGATAGGTCTGCGGCAACAGGTTAGCGGCCTGCATCTGGCGCTGCTGGTCGTTCTGGTAGTTGGTATAGTCCAACTGATCGAGCGCGTTCGTCACGCCCTCGCCTGCCGCCCTGAGATAGCTGTCGCCGCCGAACCGGCCAGAGTTCGTGAACTGGCTGCCTACCGTGTCGAGCGCTTGCTGAGCGTTCTGCGCACGAAGGGCGGCATAGGTCGGATCGTTGGTGCCGAAATCATTGCCCGAGGCGATATTGCCCAGCGAAGAAATCGTGCCGTTGATGCCGCCGGTGAACGCCGGATTGTTCGCCGCCGTGAGCGCCGTCGCCCAACTGTTCTGCGTCGTGGACCCGGCTGGCTGATACGTGCTCTGGTTGAAGAACGGCGCGGTCTGGTTGGCCAAGCCGCCAAGCTTCTGCGCCAGCGTCGATGCGGTCGCGTTCACATCGGGGTTGGAGGAACCCGTAGTCGATGTTTGCTGGTTGGTGGTGGTCGAGCCCATGCCTTAGAGCCTTTTCCTTAGTCCGTTCGGAACTTCATCGAACGGTTCGTAGTCGGTTAGAACGCGATGCCATCTGCGGCCCGCGACACGCATTTCCGTTGCGCCGCTTTCGCGTGCTTTCTGTTCAACGAAGGTCATCCCGGTGCGCACCAGGCGCAGCCATTGCTTGGGCGGCAGATCGATCTTGGCCGCCATCTGATAGATGCCGCAGACGATGCGCCCCTGTTCCTCGTAGATTTCCAGAATGAGTGCCGCCGCTCCCATGCCGGGAACGACAATCGGACATGGGACGTAGGTCATGGACCACGCTGGCGCGCCGCCGCCGGGGCTGCGTGAACCACATGCACGTCCACATGCCCGGAGGCATCACTGGACTGCGCCTTGATCGAATACCGGGCCGGAAGCGGGTAATACTCGCTGAAGATGAACGGCGTCGTTGCCGTCCACAATACGCGCGCCGTTCCGCTTTCATCGACAACCGAGAGCGTGCATGTTGGCGTGCCGCTGTTCGGGGCGCAGATGATCGCAGAGAGCGCCGTCGCGCCGGCCGCCGTATAGATATTGGTCAGCGTGTTGTCGGTAAGCCGGACAGTCGGCTCGGGCATCAGCGAGCCGTCGAGCGCGAAATTGCTCATCGCGGCCCTCCCGCTGCCGACTGCACGAAGTCAACGCCCTTGGCGCTCGTCCACGTCGAGCCAGCCGGGATATTGCGGCGGAAGGCGATATAGTGTCCCCTCCCCCGCAGCGGAACACGGCCACTCGTCTGTTTCGTGTTGCCGGTCTTCCATGTCGTGGCGTCGCTCATCGAATTGCGCACCCCGAGCTGCAACGTTCCGTCCGGGCTATCGTCCTTCGGCGTCGCGCGCGCGATCAGTGTGGAGACCGGGCTGTCGGACACTGCGGTCTCAATCGTCGCCGCCATGTTCTGGCCGGCAAAGTTGCCGTATTTGTAGTTGGCATCCATGGCGCCAAACAGCGGCTGGCCACCCTGCAAGGCGCGGGAATCCCATGTTGCCGTGGAAGCGTCCCAGGTTCCCGACATCGTGTCCCAGGTCACGCCCGGCGTTGCGGTATAGCTGAGATAGGTGGTTTGGAGCGTGAGCGTAAACCAGCGGTCGAACGCCCAGTTGTACCCGATGATGTCACCGAAAACTGTGGTTCCAGTCGCGTTCGGGCCTTTGTAGCGCCACAGGATATTCTTGCGGTACGGGTCAATGCCGCCCTGCACCAGCGAGAGGTCCGTCTGATCGACGCGGGACAGGAACCACTGGTCCACACGCCCCGCTCCGATCCGCTCTATGCCGCCCGAGAGGGAGAAGCGGCGGAAGCCGTCTGTCGCGAGCCAGTAGGCCGCGCCATCGAACGGCACGAACGATTTGGCCCCCACCGCCCCGAACTTTTCCGAGACCGATTGGAGGCCCCACAATGCGCCCCCGCCAACGTCGCCAACCTGAATGAGCTTGACGGCATCCTGTTGCAGCACAATCGCGGACGTGTCGGTGAGTTTGCCGCCGCAGATGAGAGCACCGCCGCCTTCAAGGGGCTGAGCATCAGAACCCGCGCCAGTCCATGCCGTTTGATCCGAGAACTTGGTCGAGCGGATCAGGCGGTTGTTTCTGAGCCCCGTCGTCTGGTCGAGGCAATCGAGCCCGAAGACCATGTTGCCGCATTCGAATATCCACCGCGGCGCGACACCGGAGATTGCCGAGGCCGCGCCCCCCGCCTCGAGGTCGTACTGTCGCAATCCCTGCGTCGTGTCGGTGGAGACGAGCTTTGTCCCAAACTGAAGAAGGCAACGGTCATCGCCTTGTGTGATGCTCAGCCCGCTATCGACCGTTGACCACGTGTCGTCCGACTGCTTCAGTTCTATGGTCGTCGCAGTTGCGAGCGCGACATAATAGGTACCGTCCTTCTTCTGCCCGCTCAGAATGCCGCGCGGCGCGCCACCAGATGGTGCAGTAGCCGTCCCGCTCACGCTCAGCATCGGGAACGGTCCAAAGCCATTGCCGGGAGCAAGCGGCTGTACGCCGTCGCATTGGTTCAGCGAGCCAGGGGAGAGGTCGCCCTGGTCCGGGGAAAAGGCGGAGAACGGGAACTGCATCAGCTGACTTCGTTGATCCAGCTATTGTCGCGCCAGCGGCGTCCAATGAGCTGCAACGCCCGATCAACCACGAGATCGCCCTTGCGGGTCTGCGCAATAACGTGGCGAACCTCGTCAATGCCTTCGTCGAGGACTGCTTTCCAGTTTCCGGCGCTGGTGAAATCCTCGTAGAACGCGCCGGACCACGCGATGCACGCGGCCAGATACACGTCGGGATAGTTGGTCAGCAACCAGTTGGTCGAGGACGTGGCGAGGTTGAACTTCTGGTCGTAGCGGAAGCGGAAGGCATAAGCGGAATCGAGGATGCGATCGAAAACGATGGTCGTCCCGTCAATCGACCAGTACCGAGGACGGCCGGCGTTGTTCTGCTCCTCGTAAGTGCCGTCGTTCTTCGGCGTGAGCTGCGTTTCGTGGTTCTGGAAATAGCTCGCGAATAGCGCAACAGGGCGTGTCATGCTCAGCGCGGAAATGTCGACGGTGCGCGAGTTGACCGTACCAGTCAGCGCAGCGTCGGTTTCGACCACGCCCAACTGCCGGTTGAGCTTGGCTTCGGCCAAGGCGATGATGTCCACGACATTGGTCGTGTAGGTGCTGTCCCCGGCTCGCTCCACCCACGTGGCGAGCGTGGTTTGCAGGTCGGTATAGTTGGCGAGGGCCATTTTTAGATGAAGTGGCCCACGGCGAGAACCTGAGCACCCGCGCCAGTGGTGATCTTGAACGGCCCATTCACCGATTTGATGCCGAAGGGGACCAGATACGAGCCGATGCCGCCACCGGGAGAAGCGGTGAACGTGAAGATCGTCGTGCCGCCATCCTTGACCGTCACCGAGCCGGTGGATGCGGTTGCCACCTGAATGATGATGCGGGTCAGATAGTCGCCTTTTTCGCCCGTCGAGCCAATCACCTGATCGGTTTGCGAGGCCGCGACCGTCTCGTATTGCGAGCCGTAGTCCTGAACGACGTTAGACATGCTTCGTCCTCTCGGGATCGTTGACGCCGCCAGGCTGGCGCATCAGAAATTCATGCAGATTTCCGGGGTACGCTTTGTCGACCGAGTGATGCGTAATGTTGAGGTTCTGGACCAGCCAGATGTCGCCGCACTTATCGGTCCAGCGCTTCGAAAAGGCGTAGTCCTCGCCGTACCAGACGCCATCGATGGCGCCGTGATTGAACAGGTCCACAGACGGGTTGAAGCGCGGGCCATAAATCAGCTCGGGATATTCCCGCATGAAGCGGTCAACACCCTCTTTGGTGATCTTGAGAAAGCCCGCTGGAACGCGGCTCGCCTTGATCCGCCCATCGGGCCGCATGACGGGCTTGCCGTCCGCGTCCGTGTGCCAGGAGCCCATATATTCTTCGTCGTCTTTCTTGAAGCGGTACGTCCCGGCAACCACGTCGCCGGGAGTCGTGATGAGCGTGAGGAGGTCTTCCGCACCAAAGCTCAGATCGTAGTCGAGGAACACGACAACGTCGGCTTTGCCATCAAGCGCCTTGCGAAGCATCGTTGCCCGCGCGCCGCTGATGTAGGGGTTGCCGTGCTCGATGGACATGGCATGTTCCCAACCCGCCGCTTCCACGACCGGCACAGCCGCCTCCATGGCGGCAATGAACGGATCGGTCGGGCGAGTCAGGAACGGCGTGCAGAAGACGACCTTCACTTAGGCGGTCTTGTAAGCGCCGAGAGCGATCAGGGCGTTAGAGAGTTCAAGCAGGATCGCCGCCGTGTTCGAGCCGACCGTCACATAGGACGAGGCCGACAGAAGCGAAGTTGCAAGAACGGTCGAGGTGCGCTGCACCACTGGCGTCACGCCGTAGAGGCCGACGAGATCGGTTGCGGACTGGCCGAGGCTGACGCCGTCCGCCGAACCGCGAGAGAGCTGCTGAGCAGCCATGGGAATTCTCCTTGATTGAATGGGGAAGGCCGGAGCACGATTGCCCCGGCCTCATGAGCCTTACGGGCTACCGCTGAGACGGTGCGCCTTGCGCGGATCGATGGCCTTGGTTCCGTAAAGCACATCGAGGCGCCACGCGCTCACGTCGTTGATGCCGTCATAGACGGGGATCACGCGAACGTTGGTGCCCTTATAGCTCTGACGCGACACGTCGACGGCACCGGGCGGCGACACAAGCGGGACCGACACGAGAGCGAAAGCGTTCTGCGTGAAGATCAGGTTCTGCTTGTAGCCGGTCGAGGCAGTCCCGAGGAACGTCACGGCCTGGTTGTTGAGGTCGGTCACGCCCTGAACAGAGACGTTCTGGAACGGGCCAGACCACACGGGCATGGGCGAGAACGTCACATTGCCCGCATTGCTCGAGGCCGTGAAGTCGGTCGTGACCACGAACTGCTTGAGGAACGGCAGTGCGGCCTTCGTCACCGGGTTGACGGCATAGACGCCGGCAATCGTGAACACTTCGCCCGCCTTTACGGTGTCTGTGGCACCGGTGAAGGTGTCCATGGCGTAGGTCTGGGTGTTGGTGGTCAGGTTCGCCGCCGTCACCGCCGTCGCATTGGCAGCGGTGTACGAGCCGTTGATCAGAGTCGCACCTGAGGCAGTACGCGTGCCAACCGTGAAGGTCGGAACGTTCTGGCTCATGAACTCGTTGACGCCGCCGATGTTGCCGAGCGTGGCTTCTCGGTAGGCGCCCTTGGCCACATCCTGCATGTAGAGGGCCGTCTGGCTGCCCAACATGCCCCAGTGATCCGCAGGCGACAGAACCGCAGTGCGGCCGTCCGACGGGTTCGCATACTCGTCCATGCGCTGCGGCCCGAGGGCGAAGTCAGCGAACGAGTTGATGGTCTGGCCGGGAGTGCCAACCCACGACGGAACCTGCGCATAGAGCGCCATCAAGTCGGAGTCGATCTGGTTGGCAAGCTGGACCATGGCCGGCTTGATCACGCGATCCGACAGCTCCTTGATGTTCAAGGTGAGCTGCTGGCTGGTGAAGCGGAAATCGACGCCCTTGAACTTGTTGACCTGGATGGTCGTCGAGGCTTCCGTCACGTCCTGCGCCGACATCACGGAACCGTCACGCACCGTGAAATCGGTCGGCTTGCGGATGGTGATGGTATCGCCAACCGTGTAGCCGTTGGGGTTCTTGTTGAACTCCTCTTCGTAACCTCGGAAGACCTGTTTGGCCATCACGAGGTTGTTGTCGAGAATCTCGACGGCCTCAGCCGCGATGATGCTCGCACTGAGAACAGTGTTTGCCATGTAGAATGTCCTTCTGGCCGCACGCGGCGGCGCTGGGCCTTGGCGTCATCACGACGCGAAAGCGGATGGTGGGTGTTACCGCACCCGTCCTGCCCTTCGGGCAGCGACGTACTCTTCCATGCGGCCTTCCTTGGCCAGTTGCGCTAGGCTCGGCTTGGCTGCCGGCGCCGACTTGGCGCTGACAGTGCTGAGCGGCACAACGGCCTCGGCGGGGGGTGCCTTGGGAGGAGGTGCGGCGGCTTTCTGCAACGACTGTTCACCGATGCTGGCGCGATGCAGAAGCTTGAGGAGCGCGGGACTCCAGTTGTCCTTCATGGCTTGCTCGGGGATGCCCAGCGAGTGCCCGAATTGGACAAGCTTCTCGATCGCTTGACTGCCAGTGTCGGCTTTCCAGCCGGGAATGATCTTTGGTGCCTCTGCGAGGGTTTCCTGAACGCGCTTGGCAAGGTCCTGCTGCGCATACTCAGTCCGCTCGGCCGCGGCTTTGTTGATGGTCTCGGTCAGAGCCGCGTGGCGATCCTTGAGGTCCTGTTTGTAGGCCCAGGCCTGATCGGCACCCAGCGGGTCTGTCCCGTGGAGGGCTTGGAATTGCGCAAAGTCGAAGGCCTCGAAGCGCTTCAATTCTGCGGCGACGGTCCTGAGCTGGGCTCGGGCATCCAGTTCGGCATCCGAGGCTTTGACTTGCTGAAGGCGCGCGGCCTCCAGTGTCTTGCGCTCATCCGCTACGGACTGTTCCTTCTTGGTGGTGGCTGAGCGCCACTCCTCGACGGCCGTCTTGAGTTCCTTGGGAACCCGATATTTCTTGAAACCGAACTCGAGTTCGTCGGTCTCGTCCTGTTCCGCGGGCTCATCAGTTTCCGGGGTTTCTGGAACAACCTCGTCAACGACTTCCTGCGGGGCTTCCTTCTCCACGACCGGATCGCTTGCTGGAGGGTCCAGTGCGACAGCGGGCGCGACTACTTGTTCGTCTGCCATAGACGTTTCACTTCCTTTTGGGATTGGTGAAGGTGGTTAGGTTTGCGGAGCGTCCGCGTTCGTGATCGGCGGCGGTGTGATCGCGCTCACAGCTGCAGCCATAGCGGCGATGCGCCGGGTTTCGGCGTCATAGCCTTCGATATCGAGTTGCGCTTGCGCGGTCCCGAGTTTGATCGCGTTGTCCTGCTGCGACGTGCTGGCTTTTCGCTGGCTGTCCAATTCGGCCTGCTGCACTTTGGCCAACGCTGCGGATTTGTCGGCCTGGAGTTGGTTGTTCTTCGCGGTGAGCTGTTGGACCTGTTCCGACAACTGCTGAATCTTCTGCTGCCCCGCCTCCATGAGTTGCTGAACCTGCGGCGGCAAACCCTGCTGCGGCTGCGGCATCAGCGCCTTCATGCGGTCGGCGATCTCCTCGGCGTTGTCCCAATCGAGGTTCTTGACCAGAATATCGCCGATGACGGGCGCCGCTTCCGGGAACGCCTTGATCAGTTCCATCTGCTCGGCTGCGGCCTCGGCTCGCCGTGTCGTATAGCCAGGACCGCTCGATACCGTCAGGTCGTACTTGCCGGCGGCAATGTCATGGAACGCCATGATCGGAACGCCGATCGGCTTGCCGTCCTGCCCCGCGATATACGGCGGATTGGTCGGCCCACCGGGCACCAGCTTGGCACCGGGCGGCTGCGGCACGGGCTGTCCTTGAGGATTGGTCATCATCGGCGCGCCGGACTGCGGGTCCTTGGCCTGATACTGCTGGTTGATCGGGAGCGCCTGAGCGCTTCCGTCCTCACCGATCACGCGAACGATGCGCTCTTCGGTGTAAATCTGCTGGATCAGGTCGATGAGGATGGTCCCGAGCCAACGAATGGCCCTCGCCATGTTATCGACGAAGTGGAACGTCGACACGTCGCCTTCACCCTGGCGCGCACGGATGGCGACGCCCGAGATTTCATTGGACTGCGCACCCAGCGAGGCGTCGTAGAGGCCGATAATGGCCTTCATGTCATCGCTGGCGTTGAGCGCTTCCTGCAACGCACCTGCGGCAACGCCCATGTCGAGCGGCTGGCGCTGCGGCGGCTGCTTGCCCTTGGTGTATTCAAGGAAAGGATGGCTCTTGACGTTGGCGGTCTGCCAGTTCGACAGATCGGCGTCGAACGCGCCTTCTTCGCCGATGAACGGCACACGAGGCGCGAGAGCCACAAGCTCGGTTGCGGTCGTGCGCCAGTAGTTGAACATACGCTGGCTGTCGATGGCGCTATGGATCATCGAGCGCAGATAGCGCTTGCCCTCGATGAAGAATTCGTCGCCATAGACCGGAATGATCGGGATATATTTGCCCGGCCACGGCCGCGTTGACAGCACCTCAACCGCAGTGAGGATGCGTTGCGTGACCTTCCACGATTTCGTGGTGCGCTCGATCGGCTTCCCGTTCCGATCAAGGGCATATTCGACCACGCCCTGTTCGATGAGGAACTTCAAATCCTCGTCGGCGTCGATGTCGGCTTTGTCGCGCGTTGTGGTCGAGCCATCGCGGTTGTCGACCAGCTTGCAGATGGTCTTTTCGACTTCCTCGCGCGTCCAGTATTCGCAGGTCAGAACGCCGTCGTCATTGATCCAGTCCGTGCCGGCATACTTCTGCCAGTCGGCTCCGTCCCAATCGACCATTTCGGCCTTGGGATACTTGGCCTTGAACTCGTCCTTGGGCACCCGGTTGATGACGTGTGCGACGTTCCAGTCCGACGAGTCCGCCGCGGTACTGTTCGGATCGCCATAGACCGCGAACTGGTTGGCGACGCGGTTGATCGAAATATCTCGATCGAAACTGTCATCATGGGCGAAGTCGAGCCCGACGCGGATATAGCCGAACCCTCCGCCAACAGCCTGCTCGGTTGCCGTGTCATAGGCAATGTCCGCGTGCGAGACGTACTCGATGTTGCGGATCAGGCCGTCGAAGATGGCCGCGGTTTCAACGTCGCCCTGATCGTCGACCGGATGGACCTTGATCGATGGCTTGTTTTGGCGGGCGTCGTTGACGACCTGGCGAATGAACGCCGGCAGCTTGTTGATGGTCAGGCACGGCCGCCCTTCCGTGTCGCGCTGCTTGCGCACGTCGACCGGCCACTGATCGCCCTTGCGGGCAAATTCGAGGTCTTCCTTGGCCGTGGTGCGGTTTTCGTTCTCGTGGTCCTGCGCGATCTGGAACGTTTTGCGCGCCTCATCGAGAATGTCGGCGTCGTCGGGCGCCTCACCCGCAAGCGGCGCGTCGTCCTCGATGTCTTCGGTGTCAGCCATCGAGTCGAACCGCCATCCACGCCGCCGTTTTGCCGTTCAGCGCATAGGTCTGAACGATGCGATACTTCTTGCCCGGATGATGCGAGCGCATGTGCCGACGAAGGGCGATGCGTGCATTCCGGACGCTCTGCTCATCGAGATTGTCGGCAACGTTCCACGCCACATGCGCGAGCACACGGTCATGGTCGACCAACGGGGAAAGTTTCACGCGACGAGCCCATGCGTCTTGCAGAGCCGACGAAGGCGCGCAAGTTCGGCTATTGCAGCGGCGAGTTGCTTGGCCGTCTCGGCGTGCGCGTCGCGTTCCTGCTTGAGGGCTTCTTTGTCGGTCATCCCATCCATCCGCCCATCACTGCGCCGCGGTCCTTGCGCTTCTCGCGCGGCGCTTCATACGCCACGCACATGAGCCCGAAGGCGTCGGCGCCGTGAGAGGCCCAGTCATGTTCCGGCCCAAGGCCAATGGAACGCGTTTCGTCCTTGCGCTCATGATAGGCGCCGAGCGCCTCGCGTCCGGCGTCCGTCGTGCCCTTGTCCATCCAGATCGACGGGAACATTCGATGTCCCGCTTCGACGCGCATCCTTGCCGCGCCCCTGCCCTGGTTCGGGATGATCGTCACGTCGTATCCAGCGGCCTTGAAGCCGCTCTCGAACGAAACATCGATCACGCGATCGTTGGTCTCGCCGTCGTGCGGCAGATAGATGTCCGCTCTGTCGGGCGTATAGCCCTTCGAATGCAGCCAGGCGATATGGGCCGAGAGCGGTTGACCCTGAACCTCGTAGTAGTCGCGTGTTCTGATCTCGCGGCCGATGAATTGCGCCGGCCACATCGTGAAGGCGTCGGCCTTCATGCCCGTGCCGCCGAGGTCGCAGAACACGCGCACCCGCATGATCGGATCGAACGCGACATTGCCGATCCGCCCCTGCTGTTCGGCAGCGAGCAGATCCTTTGCGTAGTAAGCGCCCTCGGTCACCTTCTTGTATCCGCCGCCCCAGATGTGATCGCATTCAGCCGGCCGCTTCGCTTCGTCCTCGGCTCGCTCATCCTGCAGCTCCGGCGGGAACCAAGGGTTGTCTTGCCAGTTGGCCTTGACAACCGCAGATCGTCGCGGCGCGCCGGCCGGGCCCCGGAAGAACTCATCGACTGCATCGCTCTTGCGTCGTGGGTTCCACGAGAACCAGAGTTCCGACCCGGACTTGCGCAATGTCGGGCGTAGCATCCCCAAGCTGGTCTTCGAGAGGGTCTGCGCTTCCTCGACCCACGCAACGTCATAGCCTTCGAGCGACTTGATGCTCTCGGCGTTGTGGTCCTGCATGCCTTCGAAGATGATCACGCCCCCGCCGGGCGTAACGATCTGAGCTCGCTGGCAATCGAATTGCGCGCCGATCTTGAACTCGATGATCTTGTCCTCGAGCAGCCGCTTGGCGGATTCGCTCAGGTCCTTTTGCACCTCGCGGACACAGACGCCGCGAAAGCCGGGTTCAGCCAGGGCGCGCTCAATCATCAGCCCGGCGAAGAAATGCGACTTGCCTGATCCACGACCACCATATGCCGCCTTGTAGCGGCAGGGCGGTAGCAGCGGCTCGAAGACCTCAGCTGTCGGTATGTCCAGAACGGACAATAGTGCGCCTGATTTCGTGAACGAGCGTGCCCGTCTGCTCCTGCTCGACCTTGTCCTTCCAGTCTGCGGGGAAGCGGTTCTTCATGTTGAAGATGAACGACGTGGCGTTGAAGCCCTCGGTCCCGCCGAACGTCGCCAGCCGGCCGTTCTTCTCCCACCATGCCTGACTCAGGTCGACGGCGAGTTTTACGGCTTCCGAAAACTCCTCGTGCGCCCTTTCCCACAGTGCGAACGTCGACCTTGCGCAACCGATCTCGGCTGCCATCTCGGCCTTGCTAGCGCCAGTGCGTCCAAGCTCGATGACTTTGTCGCAATAGGCCGCGTCGTAGTCAGACGGTCTCCCCGCTGGCATGGGCATACTCCTGCGACTGCCTTACGGCTTGGTCGCTTTGCGCTTGGCATCGCCGGGAAGCGATGCATGAAACCCGATGTGGTTCGGAATCTGACGAACGACGACGCGGAATTTGGCGCCGGCCTCATCGCGATAGGTTACGCGCGTGGTCTTGGGATCTTCCCAGACCGTGGCGCTGGGCAGCGGCAGCCGCTGCCAGTCGTCGGTGTAGTAGCTCACCCAGCGAGGGCCGTGTTGAGGGCCGCGACCTTCTCGTTCAGCGCGTCGGCGGCCGCGTTGTTCTCAGCCGTCAGGTCGTTAACTTGGCTGGTGAGGTCGGCGATGTGCTGATCCTTGGCCGCGGTATCGGCGTTCACGGAATTGAGCTTGGCCACGGCCGCGTCGGTTGCAGTGCCGAGCTGCGCAATGGCGTCGGTAAGTGCGGACATTGGAATCTCCATGGAGGCAATGCACCCGAGGGCGCAGCCCAAAAGGCCTGCGCCGGCGATGATCAGGATGATCGCAAGGATGTCAGGCGGCACGGCGGAAATACAAAAACCCGCCACGATTGCTCGGGCGGGTTGAAGTCGCACTACTGCGACGTTGATAACTCGGACTATTGGGGTGATTTGCCCCCTTCGTCAAGCCGCTCTTGCGCGCCGCGGTGCATAGGCTCCCGCGATTACGCTGAGCCCCAGCCGCATGTCATCGACAAGGTGCGGCAGGTCCAGGTCCAAGAGGATCACGTAGTAGCACGCCGCATAGATCGTCGAGCCGCGATGGATGGCGTTGACCTTCCCCAGGAGCCGCTCGATGTCCGTCCACCGTTCACGCGCTCGCAGGCTTTGTTCTGGCTCAACATCGCGCGGCGATGGGCCGGAGGACGCTCCGATGGCCACGGCTTTGGGCTGAGCAGGGGAATCGACGGCGCGCTGGAACGAGGCATAGCAGTCTGCGATGAGCCGCGCGGCGTTCATCTGCTCCGGCGTCAGCTTACCGGCAAGATAGAGCCTGCCCACCACGGAAGCCGCCAGATCGGTGCCGGCATCGTCCGCATTGACGCCGTGAACGCGTGACCGGGCGGACTTGACGACACTCATGGCGGATTCCTCGTCAGCGGCCCTGCGCTCTTGCACGTGCTGCGGCTTCCGCGACGGTTTCCCGTTCGGCTCATGCCGCCCCGGTTTCTTCTTCGGTCCCCGTTTGCCCATAGTCGTGTATTTCCCCCGGAATGGTGGTAGTTGCGCTTGGAATCAGCCTTTGGGCGCTGCGTGGATTCGCTGCGACTCTCCGGCCTTGAGAGCGGCGCGGCTTCGCTTGCCAAACGATTGCGCAACAGCGATTTTCATGTCGCGCAACAGAAGGGCCACCATCGAGCCAGCGAAATAGAGCATCCGCTAGCAATGGTGACAGAGGAGTATCGAACCATCCGCCGCGATCGGGGCCTCGGACAAGATCAGGGCACGGACGCGCCCGTACCGCTTATCGGTCCGCATTATCGTCCCCGGACACTGGCGCTTGCAGCGCTTGCACGTTACCGTCATTTTCTGGAGCCAAGTTGAGGACCGGAAGTTTCCTATCAGCCTTGTCGAGATGGTTGGTCATCTGGTAGTTAAAGACGTCAAGTTCCAGTCGCGTTACGCTGACTATCTCTTTGGATAGATTTGCGATTTCGCGAGCCTCCTGCGGTTCGATATCTCCCGCACGAAGGGCTTCAATCGCCTCGAAAAGCGCGTCTTTGAGACCAGCAGAATTTCGCTTAATCTTCACAGTTGCCATTCAACGGCCAGCCTTTCCGTAGCAGCGTTCCACCACATCCCCGTCACTCATCGCCCCTCTCCTTCCGCCTCTGCTCGCGGATGATCCCCGCTCTTGCCGAGCAGCGCGTAACCCATGATGTCGTCCCAATGGTCCGGCTCGGCCGGATTGCCCGATATGATGCGACTGACCTTCACCGCGATCATGTCGAGAGCCTCTTTCTGGCTAGCGCTGAGCAGATGCCAGCGGGGGGCGCCGTGCATGTCAGCCTTGATGAGGTTCTGAAGGAGCGACTGGTCGAACCAACTCCCGTGCGTCTTAGCCCTGTCGCCGATTAGCGCCGTTGTGTCGGTCATGTCCTGCCCTCTATCGGCTTTGCATACTGGTTGAGGGTCATGCTGCTTGCCTTTCGAGCTCGTGGCCTTCCGGCCAGCGGCGATCCGGCAGGAAAAACCCGCGCTTCACCGTGTCATCGACCGCGCGCTGCCCGTACTTCTTGCGGATGAAGCCGAGCCAAGGGCCCCACTCGGGCCGCGCCGGCGTGACGATGAACGCGCCATCGGCATCGACGTCGGGCCCGTCGATGAAATCCTCGAAGACGCGGTTCCGGATGAACATGGCCAAGGCGGGATAGCGCGACTTCCGGCGGCTCATCGCCTTCAAGGCAAGCGGGAGGGCCGCGGCGAGATCGGCTCGCTGCCTGGAGCTCAACCGGCCGTAAGCGCCCTCGGCATTGTCTCGGTTGCCTCGATGCTCTTGGGGATACACCTCCCAAACTTGATCGAATCTCAGCCCCCCGCTTGCGGGGGGTTGGGGGGTTAATGGTTTTTCTTCCGGTTTCTTTAGAGGGGGTTCAGCAGTGAACCCCTCCCCCGGTTCACCGGTGAACCCCCGGGGGTTCAAATCTGGCCCCTCTACATCTTGTGGGTCAGACGCTTGGGAGGGGTTCAAAATGAACCCCTGGCTTAGCGTGAGGATGAAACCGTAGGACTGCTGGCGGCCGGTCGTGTCCCGGCGCTCCTCACGTTCGATGAAATGGTGCTCCTCGAGCCAGCGGAGCCAGCGCTTGACCGTGCTGCGGCTCATGCTGCTTTCGGCCGCGAGGCGGTCTATCGATGGGCAGCAAATCCCTGTAGCGTGGTTGTGCGCGTTCGCGATGCTGACAAGCAGCATCTTCGCGGACGATTCCCCGACGTCGGTATCCAACACCGCTGCGATGGCCTGGATGCTCAAGCCCCGTCCCTCATGCGCTGCTCGTGCATCTTGATCCCATGCATGACCGTCGTGTGGTCCCGGTTGCCGATAGCGCGGCCGATTTGAGGCAGAGAGAAGGACGTCTCGTTCTTGCAGCGCCACATTGCTTCGTGACGGGCGACGACGACCGGCTTATGCCGTCGATCGGAAAGGATGTCGGCCACTAACACGCCATGCTTTTGCGCCACCTCTCGGATGATCTCGCGCATGGTGATCGGACGCCTACGCGGCGGGGATACGGCGCATTCGTCGTAGGGTGCTGCCGGGGCATATGGAGGCCACCCACGGTCGATGTAAGGCAAAACATCGACGCCGGCGGCAGCGTTGAGCATCTGCCGTTCAAACGCCTCCCGCTGCGCCTGGCGGCGCAACCGAGCCTCGCGGACGAAGGGAGACTCTGGTCTCGGTCTCACCGGTGTTGGCGGAGGCGAGGGACTGCGAACAAGCCGCAGATGCCGTGTTGTCCAATTCGCATGCTGCCTCAGCAGTTCGCTTCCCTCTGCCTCTATATGGTTGGGGTTGGACATGGTTCAGGCTGCTCCCGCGAAAAGATCGGGCGCCACGCCCATGCAATGAGGTGAAAGCCAGAGACGCTCTCGCGCGGCGTTTTCCCTGCCGCGCCCTTCGCCCTGCGAGCCGTACCCGCCTCGCGCCTTCCACTCGAATACTTGCCAACCATGCGCCTCTAGTTCGTTGTGTTCGCCGTCATACCCAGCGAGAACGATGCGCACTGCGGGATCGTCGCCGTTGCATGTGCACCATTTACGGACGTCGGCGGCGACCGGCGACTCCATCGCGTAGACGTCGGCCCGCTCGGCCTGCGCATACGGAGGATCGAGGAATACGCCTGTGATGCCGCCGCCTGCGTCGAGCACCGCCGGGCCAGTAACGCGAGTCCAATCCCCACAGGCTATCCGCACATCACGGAGCCGATCGGATAGCTCAGCGATCCACTCGGTGATGAAGAGCTTGCGGTTGACGCCTCGGCCCTCCGACAAATGCGGGAGCTTGCGGTTGACGCCTTGGGCCGAGGACAAATGCGGGAGCTTGCGGTTGACGCCTTGGGCCGAGGACAAATGCGGGAGTTGGCGGGAATCCGTCATTACTCCATCGAGCGATATCCACGGCCCCTTGCCACTGCACCAACCCGAGCCTATCCAGTTGCACGCGCCCCACAGCCACCATCCTGCCGCCTTGGCGTCGTACCAATCGGCGTCGCCCATCAGGCGCTCGGTCAGGGTTTCGCGCTGACCAACCAGCCACAGGTGCCTGGCGTGAAGATCAGCCTCGTTGCACGGCCAGTCTGCGTGCTCGGCAACTTGCCCTGGATCGGCCTTGGTAGCGCGCCAGAAGTTCGCCACCATACCGTCGAGATCGTTGATGGTCTCGAATTTGCCCGTGTGCGGACGCCGCAGCAGCACGGCGCCTGAGCCGAAGAATGGCTCGACATAGTGGGCGACATTGCCGAGCGCCGACCAGACCTGATCGGCAACGGCGGACTTGCCGCCGAACCAAGGAAAGGGCGAGTCGAGCGGCGAGACCGTCACCGTCCCTCTCCCTTCTTGTCCGCCCGCGTCACTGCACGCTCACGAGCTGCTTCACGCTGCTCCGGTGTCAGCCGGGCGGTTTCTGCTCTGAGCCGTGCTGTCATGGCCTCGCGTGCCGTCCTCGCCGTCACGTTCTCGCTCTTTGTCGCGACGACGTGACGGATGACGACGTGCGGAAGCGGATCGCGCTTCCTAGTGAAGCGGCCAAGCTGTTCGCGCATGGCCTGCTGTAGCTGCTCGAATGCGGTCATGCTGCAGCTCCCTTCAGCAGCGGCACTTCGTGTGCAACCCGGCGCCGGGCAACGGCGGCATATTTGGGCTTTCCTTCAATTAGGATGGCACTCCGACCGTGTTCGCTGGCGACAACACCGGTGGTTCCACTGCCCGCGAAGCAATCGAGAACAATGCCAGATGGCGGGCACGAATAGAGCAGCAGCGGTTTCACGATACCGACCGGCTTCTGAGTTGGATGCTCGGCGCGCCCATGTTCATTGCGACAGTAGATCACGCTCCGCATAAGGCGCGGGCCGCCGTCCTCGCTCACGTAAGCCTGTGCCTCGATGTTGCCCATGTGAGTCGGGCGAGTCTTCCGGCGCGTCACCCGCGCTGTAGCGTCGTTCGTGTATTGAGGCGCCTTGTAGATATCTCGCCAAATGCTATCGTCCCGCCGGAACTGCCACGCGCTCTCATGCACCCGTTTGAAGCGGTCGGCATGAAACCCGCTACCGTTTTGCTTCTCCCACTGAACGTCCTGTACGAAGCGCCAACCGGCAAATTCGGCCGCGTGCTCGTGGAACATGCGCGAGGAGCCAAAGACCCACATTGTGCCGGTGGACTTGAGAAGCCGGCGGACAAGGGCCGGCCACCCAGGCACCCACTTGTCCCATTCCAGCGAGGTTTCGCCGTAGGGAGGATCGGTCAAGATGCAGTCGAACGCCGCGTCCGGCCAAGTGGCCAGCACTTCCCGGCAATCGCCAGTGATGATTTCGACGGTCACGCCCCATCCCCCTGTCTGTCTATTCAGCGCCGCGCGGTTAGGCGGCGATGTCGTTGATCCGACGGAAGCTCGTCATCCTGGCAGCGTGACCTGCGCGGGGATCGTGGCGGCAGAACTCGTCCAAGATTTGCGAGCGGTCGAAGCTGGCGCGGTTCGCGTCGGCCAGCATCTCTTCCAGCATTGCCTTGAGCGTCGGGGCGCAGCCTGCCGCACCGAGCGATCGGGACAATTGCCGTGCCGCGGCGCCCGCCGATATCCCACGGCGATACTCTTGCTTCGCCCAAGTCTCGATGACGTTCTCATAATCGGCATGCGTCTGGTCTTGCGCAATGTCGCCAAAGCGCTCGACCAGCCACCATCCGAAATTCTCAAGCATGTGCTTCATTCGCTGGACTCCTGTTCCGGATTGCCCCTGGTGAGCATGAAGATGATCAGCCCGGTATCGACTGCGGCGATGATGAGGATGCCGATGAGGGTCACGGTCATGGATCAGCCCTCTCGTCCTTGATCTCGGGGGCCAGCGTCACCGCCGCCTGCTGAT